GTTTCCCAGTCACGATCACAGCGGCCAACACAGTAGCAGGACGCGGAGAGCGGGATTTTAGAACCATTCTAGAATCTGTGTCCCACTGGGCCTTCATGGCAACCGACGGCTCATCGAAGTCTTGGAACACTACGTTAGAAGAAATGTGTCTTCCGGCTTGCGTAAGCGGAAGAGGAGACAGCCTATCAGTGGACTGTCCGTATTCAATCCCCTTCGAATGGGTATCGGCAAGAATCAATCCTACGTGAGGGACACGCTTTTTCTGGGTTAACGCCGTCCCAGATTGAGAACCGAAAGCAAGTTTGGCAGATTTGTACCAACCGTCATACGCCAGTCCGACATAGAAAGTCGTGGAGTTTTGCGAAGCGGTAAATCCGCCTGCGGTGGAAACCGTGTAACTACCTAAATCCCTATCGTTACCCCAGGCAACAACCGTCTCCCCTACAAGGTGATCTCCGCCTGTAACAGTAGTAGTTGCATCGGAACTGTCAAACTGCCAGTTGGAATCAGCGATCTTATTCGCGCCATTGCTCCCAGGAGCGGTGTATCCATCACGAAGATTGAAGGTATATGTCTTGCCGTCAACCTCAAATGAACCAGTAGATCCATTAGCGGTAGACGGGCCGGAAATGAATACCGTGTTCTCATCAGTGTCGATACTAATGTCCCCATCAGAACCACAGGCGTCCATCTCCCCTTCTTCCAAGGAGCCAGTCAGGGTAAGTCCAGAACCATATCCGAGATTAGACGGCCACGTTTCAATAGAGGACTCATTCAAGAACTCGACGGGCTGTGATCCAGTCGGCGTACTACCGTCAGAGCCCATGTTAACCGGGCACCCGCCGTTGTAGAACTTCGCCATCTGCGTTGGGTCGTCAAGATCCAGCGTCTCATCAATGTTAATGTATATCTGAGAAATTTCCCCCTGCCCCTTTGCCCCTACAATATCGTAAGACGAAGGCTGGCCCTCGCCGGCATTGGTGTCATCAAGTTCTACAAAATGCCCTGCATAGCCAACAGCATCTCCGTCAACCGCCCAAAACACGGTGTAATCGGCACTAACTGTTGACGTGCTTGTTACGTCTACACCATTAATATAAATCTTGCCCGAAGACGAAGAGGTGTCCCAAGTGATAGCAATATGTTGCCACCCATCAGCTACGGTAGCGGTGTTATTAGCACTTGCTATGGTAATCGACTCGCCACTATCATTGTTCTCCACTTGGAGCGTAATCTGATTTAATTGCCCCCTTGTAAGATTAGCGTTTGTAAGAAAAACGTTTTGATCGTCGTCCCCACTGGTAGCATACGTCCAGATATTAGCTTGATCGCTATCATTAGTAGCCTTAAACCAGAAGCTAACAATACCAACCTTGGAATCAATCGGCCCATCCCAACCACCGTCTTCCAACAGGTAATCGTTGGTCCCATCGAATATCGCAGATATAATAGGCTCGTTAGCAAACCCTACACTGTTAACGATATTAATCTGTAGGTTGGTACTTTCGAAATTAAACCCGGTAATCTGAGAGAAGTCGTCCGAAGAACCTGTAATTAGCGTAGATCCTACGGGGACAAAGGCATGGGCCTTCTGCCTACCGCCACGGGCCTCAGTCTCTTGTCCCCACTTCTCTAGGTATCTCACCCAGGAACTATCTACGTGCCTTCTAATAAGGTAGTAAACCGCATCCTCTCCTGTAGAAGGGACAATTGCTACATCCTCTACATAACTCTTCGTACTCGCAGTTTCTCCTACCTTAACATCCAACCACGCGGCTACGTTCTCAGCAGGGTCAGAGACAAACATCCCCACCGTTCCATCTGTAGCGGAACGGACACAATGAATCCTCGTATCAGGCTGTCTCTGGACGGCCATCTTGACAATCTCAGGGTCGCCAATCTCAGGGACTAATACTGATCTATCGACAGTCTCGTAAGTAAGTGAATCCCCCGAGTATCCAGACTCCATAATCCTCTGGCCGGCGTTCTGCACAAACATCAGCCTTTTATCAATCTTAACAGCCTGTACGTTTGCAGACCCTTGGGTAGAAACGTCTTTTAGGTTAAAATTCGTAGCCGTCAGGGCCTCTTCCAAGGAGGAAGTCTTAACCTGAATCTCTCGCCCATCCGTACCGATAATCAGCGAACCTAATGAAACTAACCATTTGGAAGTATCAACCGGCCCGGCACCGATAGAACGGTTGATAACCGCCGAGTCACCTTCCTGTTCAGGGTCGAAGGAATCAAACGCATCCGGCAAAGAGCCAATGACTTTGCTCTTACCAGCGTGGAATAATCTACCCTCGTGGAAGGCAAGGGCGGACGGATAGCCCCTTTGGGTACTCCACTCGCCCTCTTCCCACGTCTCTGTTGCTTTCGTAGACCCGAGATTAATAAGAACAGAAGCAGAACTCTCCGTGGGGGAGACAATAGTGTGTGTCCTGGCGATACCAGAAATACCACCACCGGCGTATGTCAAAGTAGCCGTGGGAGAACCAGAGACGTAAGTAGAGCCTACGCCAATACGGTAGAAGATAATCTGGTTATCATTACCGTCATCGTGAGTTGTATCTTGAGTGGTCGTCCACACCAGGGAATCAACGTCAATCCAACTTCCAACCTCCCCAACGGACTGTTGGACACGAATTGTCGCGTCATATGTCGAGGTAGTAGTAATAAGAATATCGAAGATACGGGTATTCTCAATCCCCGATACCCTAATAGGATCGCTCCACTGGTCCGTGCCGGATGGAGTGACTTGGACTTTCTGACCAATCGAAGTCAGTCTCCAAAGTGCCCCAGCATGACCTGTCTGGAATAACGGCTGGTCTGAGGTAAGGGTGATTTCCCCTGAAACATCCGAGGCAGTCAGACGAGTATTCCCTGTATTAGGAGAGCGGAACGGCCCGTCCAGGGGGTCGTACTCAGCTATTCCATACTGCCCCGCACCGTAACGCTCGATCCTTCGTGGTTTGATACCAGAGCAGTCCACGAAAACAACATCACCGGACTGGTCCCAGCGCATATTTCTCAGATCACTGGACGCCCACGGGGTGTCAAGCACCATCTCTCCCGTGGAGGTATCGATACTCACCGACTCAACGAGACTTCTGTACTCCGTATTGGAACCGAACTGGATAAAGAAATTACCCGTCGTCGCAACGGGGAAAGAATAGTTCCCTGGCCTGAGTATTACTTCTTCAAAGTAGTCGTCCCCATCAGCGGAGGATCCCACTTTAAACTTAACCCTGCCGCGATTAATGACAGGTTCAATCGTATGCGTCCCAGCGGAGGACGTAATTTCCTGATACCTCTGTGCTACAGCATATCTAGTACCAGTTAACCCGAGGTAATTACCAGTCACCCACTCAGAGGTAGAGCCGGAATCATCAGCATCCGTCCACCCCCCTAGAAGGGTAGAACTAAAATCACCTAAAGTGACGGCAGCAGTCGTCCCTATCCTCGTTACGAGAGCATCAGACACCCACGCCCGCATCGCCGCGGAGGTAAACTCATAGATCGCCGTATCCTCGTTAGAGAACACGAACGGCATCAGGATAGCAGTGGAGGAATTTCTAATCGTCCCGATGTACTCTAACCCAGGCCGAAGTGTCATCGACCCTAGAGTACGGGGAATCCAGTTGCACTGAATCTCGGCAGAAAGGCGTGTTCTATCTAGGTCGGTCCTGCCAAGCCCTAGACGTGAAATCCTGCCCCTGTTAAAGACTTGAAGGGGCTGGTTGTCCCGTGCCATTTAGCCAGTCAACGTAGCGCGGGAGCCACGGTCCCGTCGTCCATTTCTGTTGCCATACCTCGCATTGGCCCACGAAGACAGCGGAGGAAATCTCGCGGGATCTTGAACGGCGTCCCTTGATCGCGCTCTCTTGAAAGCCTTGTCCTCCTTCTCCATGAGGTGTTCAAGGTCAATATCAGTCGTGAGTGTAGGGGCGATTTGAACAGCCAGCCACAGACCTACCCACTGGGTAAACGTCATAGGCCACTTGCCTAAATCCCCGCCGTAAGACGCATCATTTGAGATGTACTGGAAGTAAATGGGGTCAACGTCGGTGAAGATATTATCGCCCTCAAACTCATACCGATTAAGCGGGATTTCAAAATACTCGTCCGCCGATATTGAAACCAACCCCCTGTAATCCGAAGGCTTGGTAAATGACTTGTTGTAGCCGAACTGCGTAGAAATAGCCGTATCATTATCCAGCTTCACTACTCGTTTGGCAAACCGCCATCTCCCCTGCTCAAGACAGTACGCAACAGCACCGTCACCAGCGTCCCACACCTCATCAAGAAGATACCGAGGCTCGATGTCCTCGGTTAGCTTCTGAAGTCGGCGCTCGCGGACGTGCCGCAGGGCAATGTTATAAAGGGAGAGGCGGTCTGTAGCCATTATTTCAGCCTATTCGTATATTCATGGAGAAATTTGATGGCAGTCTCTTTCGGGTGGAGGTGATCCTTGACAATCTCACCACTCTTCTTGTCGATAATCGCAAACTTCATCGCCGGCCCCTTCCAGGCTATCTCATAGCCTTCATCAGGGGTAACAACGCTCTCATCTCCCTCGCTGTGCTTAATAACCGGGCCAATGGGAGAGAGTTTCAACTCTGTCTTGCCGGCAAACATAACCCTGTATTCACGCTCCCATGAAGAGTCCTCTGCAAAACAAAGAATGCTATCCATAGGACGAAACTTCTTGACTACGTGAACCCAGAAACCGGGCTTCTCAACGTCCTTGTTATCAAGGCCGTAAGGAATCTCTACAAGGTGCCTTGTAACTCGGTGTTCGTAAGGGTAAACCCTCCCCGGATGCAACTTAGGCTCCGTTCTCGGATCAGGCGTGGGGAGAGTGCGTTCCATAACTTCCATAATTGCCTCTGTGTTGTGGAGTCGGGGGGGCATTGGCCCCCCCTATCCGGGTTAGGACGCGGAGCTAACAAGCAGACCCGCGCTCAGGCCAACGCCCGTGGACGTAACAACCGTCACGGTGTGCTGGGACTGAATGTAGGTAGTCGAACCCTGCACCATAACCATATCGCCAAGCTGCATACCGAGATCTTGACCGTCGGTGAAGAAGCCAGTCGAATCCACGTCAGTCTGGACGTGGGTTGATTTATAGAGCCAAAGCCGCGAACCGCCGCCAGAGGTAGAACCCATGCTCTGACTGACGAGAATCGGAGGATTCGGAGAAGTGGAGGTTGTTCCAGCGTATGCCATATCACACCTCCCTTACTGTGCCGCATAACCCGACGCATCATGCAACACTTGCACGACACCCGAGTTCTGCAACAGGATTGAACCCATGTCGATAGAGACGCGAGCGTAGGAATATCCCTGCTCTTCGTCGTAACCAACGGGGCTGTCAATGCCGTCTTTGTTCACCGCGCAGCCAAGGGCGTCACGATGATAGAAGTAGCACTGCTCAGACGTTCCAGCACCACCGGCACCAACGGAACCAGTGAGGCGGGGGTGACAGATCCAGTTGAAACCTGCCCACCGACGGAAGCGCCGCGCCGGCCCGGTAAGGGGCTTGACGGACACGTAGTCAGCAGACGAGAACTCAGGAATCTGAAGCAGATAGCCTTCAAAAGCTGGGCTAACCAGGGCAAACAGATTGTCTTCGTCGGTCAAATCAACGAAGTTGTTCCCGAGAATCGTGCGGGCATATACAACAAGATCCAAAGACGCAACTTGGGCAGCGCCCGTGTCATTTGTCGCCGTATCAAGCTGGGCAATAATGATGTCGTCAATCTTACGATTAACCACACCCATCGAAGTCATCTGCATGATCCGACGCTGATTGCCCTGAGAGGCGAAAATGTTAAAGTTGGTCTTGCGAACCAGATCATGCCATTCCTGTAGGGTGGCAGTAAACTGGTTGAGGTTATCGCCGCGAGCGGGGATTAAGCCATTCACGCCGCGATTAACGGCAGTGGCACTGCCTGAGTCCGCAACCTCAAAGATCGCTTCGTTACCCTTAATGACGGCTTCCTGAACACAGGTCGCACGAAGGACAGACTGACGATCTTCGAATCCAGCTACGAACTCCTGCCGATATTGTCTTTGAAAGGCAGTTTCAGCCATAACAATATCTCCGAGTTACGTTAAAATTACCGTAGCTTCGGTTGTCTGCTCAGGAAGTCTTGGGGTTGTTCGCGAATTGCTTATTGCTTTGTTGCCGGTGCGGGGCCGTTGACCAACCATTACAGGACGATGCCTTGGTTGCTCATATGGCGCGGGGTCCGAATGGAGTTATCCGCTTGTACGCATTTTACAAGGTATTAGTGTATTATGTCAAGTACTTATTTTACGGCCTCATAATCCTCTGGTGTATGGGCTTCGAAATCACGAAAACTCCTTGGATTCCAAACCTCTACACGCTTTTTAATGTCTTCTTCAGTCCACTTTTCGTCAAAAACTTCATACCCACCGGCAGAAATCCTTGGTGAACCAGCAGCTTTTAGTCGCTCAAGATTATTGGGCGACACAACGTCAACTGAAAGCCCGTCGCGTCCTCCACGGTTATCCGAACGAGGCTCCAATGGTAATGCACCAGAGCATTTTCCGCAGTACGTTTCAACTTGGTCTTGGAACTCGGCGGGAGTTTTTTTCCACCATCCGGGTTCGATAGGGTAGCCGCCCGGACCATCCAGTAACCAGTCTTGGGCCGCTGCGATTTCGCAGAAGAAGGCTCCTTTCGGCGTGATCGAAGCAGACCACCTAGCTTGAAATGGGCAATTATCGATAAGGATCCGTCGAAGTTCGGGGTCTTCAATAACTTCTTCAATTGCGACCAAGAGAGGTGCGTGCCTTCCAGTTCTTTGAGAATGGTCGTTATAGGCAATCCTGTTTTCGTGGAAGGTTTCAAGAATGTCGTCCTTGTACTCGTCCCATTTCCAGCCAGAAGTCCAGAACTCCCTCTTGTCCTTGGGAAGTTCCTCACGATAGATTTCCAGAACCTCCCTGAATTTAGGATGCAAGGTGGGCTCTCCACCCATACACCCCACTCGACCTGGGAAGCCCTCAAGGGAGCGAATCGCCTTGCGAACCATATCCAAATCCATGAACATCGGCTTTCTGTGGTGCCCGATGAACCTTGTGCAGTTAGCACATGATAAATGACACGCTCCTACGACAATTTCGACTTGGATTATTGTGTTGTCTGCAATTGGCCTCATATCGCCTCACAAAAAAAATTTGACAAATAGATTTATTCGTCCTAGCCTGTCCTAGTAACTTAATCTAAGGAGGGCCAGATGGCAACCAAAATTCTCTTTGAAACCCC